TAATTGAAAACCAAAAGGAGAATTGCTGTCCTTTATCTTTCTTATTAAAACCTCACCATCTCTACATAAAGATTCAATAAATATCTTTTGACAATCTAAGAATGATAACCTTCCATTAGTTGTACAATTACCAACCTTTGACCATTCCTTCCAAGCTGACTCAATGAGCTGGTTAGCAGCAAGGTCTAATGAACCATTGTCATTTCGACTTTTGCTACTAACTCTTATGCCATGCTTACCGATAACATTAGACACCATCAGGTTAAGGTATCTTGCAATATAGCTATCGTTCCTTGCTAACTCTCTTGCTCTATCTCTGAGTATTCTTATGTTATCTTTTATTTCAGCATCAGCACTAGTTGAGGTGGTTATAAAATCTGCAAACAGTCTACCAGTATTAGCACCAGCGTAACTTCTTCTATATGCTTGTCTTTTTTTCTTTTTAGGCTGATTAATACCTAATATTCTGTTATACCATGCCATTATTTTACAAACCTTACCTTGGGTGTATTTCCTGACCCTCTTTTGTTTTTAATTCTTAATTGTTTAACTTCTTTTAAGTATTCAGCCTTATATCTAGCTCTAAAAGTTAAAAGTTCGTCTATAGACATTCTTGATAATGACCTTCCAGCTATAGACATAGATGATTGGTCAATATTTGCTCTGTTTTCTATAACAGCTTCTATTGAGTCTAAAACAATTTTTGCATGACTTCTAACTGAAGCTGATGTAGTAGCGTAATTGTCTTGTATCTCTACAAATCCTTCTTCTAATTTAACTCTTGCTGAATCAGATGTTCTAGTTATATAAGAAACCCAATTATAGTTGCCTTTTGTATAAGAAGAAGTGCTACTTACTTCTATGATATAAGTATCATTAGACTCAGTAGCTTCTACTGTAAAGTTAGAAGCTGTAGACCCATCAATTAAATTAAATTCATAAGATAATGAATAAGATGCTACTGGATAGTCTTCTGATAAATCGTCTCTTTTCCATGCCCAAAAGTCTCCCAACTGCAATTCAGTAGGAACTTGAGATGGATAGTTTGTTGAATCAAATTTGTTGCTCAAGCAAAAACCTCATAAATGTTTTAGATATATCTACATCTAACACTAAGGTTTATTAGGGTATTGTCAATATGAAAAAGGGAAAAAATAAAAAAGGCTCAATTAAGAGCCTTTTATGGTTTTGGGTGGGATTATGCTGCTTTTTTTACATTACAAAGAACTCTGTTATGTAAACATTGAATGTTATATCCACCTGCAAATATAACTTTAATAGTAACTTTATGTCCATCGATAATCCATGAACCTACAAAGTCATTACCATATTCAATTTCAAAGTTAATTGCATCAATATTAGTAACCCCTGCTTTTTCTAATTTTTTTGCAATCTTGTAATTTCTTGCTTCATGTTTCTTTTGTGTTTCTTTGGTGGTTTTTTCAATGTGTTCTTGTAAAGAAAATTGTGCTTTATATTCAAAAGCAGAACCATAAGGACAAACTGGATATGACCATTTTGGTCTATCAGTATTATCATAAAAATTTTTTTTAAATTCTCTCCAATTAACCCTCATCTCTTCAACATCTGTTGGTATTTTTTGTAGATAGTAAGCATCACATTTTGCAAATGCTTTTTCTAATTTACTTATTAGGTGTTCCATGTTTGACTCCTTTTTGTTTAACATACTACCTATATTACCTATAAATATATAAATGTATATAGTTTTAATGAAAAAACAGCAATTATTTCCAAGAAGTAGCGAAATTACCCCTATTTATGCCTTTTTGTGGTCTATTTTGCCTTTTTTGTTGCGGTTGTGACTCTTGAGTAAGTATTTTGTTCTCAATAGAGTCATAGTTAGGATTTAAAATATAAATAGCAGCAAAGTTATAAACCAATGTATCTAATGCTTCGTTTCTTGGTCTAACTTGCTTCCAAACCAATGATTTTCTACCTCTTACAAACTTTGTGATTCTTTTTTCTGCTGTTAGCTGTTTAAAGTACTCTTCATCAAGGTCTGAGCAAAAATGCAGAGTAGTGCTTTCAGGTTCAGTAGATAATCTAGCAAATATGGCTTCTTTTGCACTATCTGTACCAACACCATAAAGTACTGCTCTATTTTTGCCAACAAATGTAGGTCTATTAGCTATTGGTTTACCAGCTTGAGATAAACCTTTGATTGCAAATATTCTTCTAGCTTGTCTTGGTTTGGTAAATTGATAAACCATGTTGGTATGATGTCCACCTGAGTCAACAGTGCAACATGATATAGGTATTAATCTTTCAGATTCAGTCTTAAATCTTTTTTTTAGGTAAGCATCTAAATCTGACCAAACATTTTGAGCATTTGGGTCACCCCAAAATATCTTATAGTCACAGACCCACGCTTCATAATTCTTACCCCATCCCACTAATTGCAGTTCTAATCTATCTTTCTGTGTATCAACACCAGCAGTTAAAACTAATACATCTTCAGGTATAGTCGTATAATCATAATTCAATCTGCGTTCTAATAGTGTTTCATATTCAACAGCTTCTCCTTGCTCTTCCCAAGATTCGCCTAAAGCAGTATTTACCCAAGTCTTTAGCATTTCAGGATTCTTTTTAGCTTCAAGAAATGATTTAGCCATATCCGCCCAAGTAGACCAAGGTGAATATAGCTCAGATATATGGAATCCTGCTGTATCTGATTTAGGTGCTGATGCTATCCATTCACCATTCTTTAACATCCATTGCTTTTTAGACTCATCAATAATAGAACCACATTCTTCACATGCATAATTAGCTGTTTCAGGTTTATCTTCTTCCCAAACTACGTTTTTCCATTTTAAAACCTGTTTATGATTACATTCAGGACAAGGTACATGATAGTAACGCTTATCTGATTCTTCAAAGGCTGTTTCTATTCTTGATAACCCTTTTATTGTTGGGGTAGAGCATAGATAAATCTTCTTATTCCAAAAAGTGGTTGTTCTCTTTGTTGCTAGTGATATTGGGTCACCTTCTGCACCTGCTGATGCTTCATATCTATCACACTCATCCGCTAAAACAATTCTTATTGGTCTTGATGCTAATCCTGATGCAGAATTAGAACCAACAATGTTTAGATTACCACCAGCAAACTTTTTAGATAAAACTGTATTACCACTATCTCTACTTCTTGGGTCTTTAACACAATCCCTTATCTTTTCAGAATCACGAATCATCATAGCTAATCTATCTTTACTAAATGCTTGAGCCATCTGAAGTGTTGGTTGCATTATCAGTAATGGTGCTGGGTCTTGGTCTATGTAATAACCAATAACATTTAATAAAATTTCGGTAGCACCAACTTGCGAAGATTTAAGGAACACAATTCGCTGTATATCAGGGTCATTGAAAGAATCCATTATCTCTCTTTGAAATGGTGCTCTATCAGTTCTCCACTGACCAGCTTCTGCTGAAGACTCAGGTGATAATCTTCTGTAGGTATCTGCCCAGTTACTTATCTTCAGATTGGGTGGTGGAGTCCAAGTCTGATTGGTCTCCTGTATCACCTTTTCTATATTTTTGAGGTATTCCATCTTGAGCTAACTCGTTTAGTGCTTCATGCACTTGTTCTTTTATTATTAATTCTGCTTCAGCGTATTTATCCACTGTAATGACTTGATGTGCGATTCTTGAAGGTAGTCCTAATAGCTTTGCTCTTGCATTAGCTACATAATCAACCCAAGTATCTTCAACTAGTTGTGCTGGTATAAGTTTAGCTTCCATCTCTTCTACTTCTAACTCAGCTTTTCTAGCTTGAGCTGCAGTAAGTTTAGTTTTTTCTTCAGCAATATCACCAGTACCGCTTCTTTTATTGTATCCACCTAGTTTTCTAAGGTAGGAGATGTAAGCAACTCTGCAAACATCTAAGTTGAGTGGACTTCTACCCATTTTTGAGGGCAATACGCCATCTCTAATCAATTCTGAGACTCTTTTGACTGATAAGTCCAAATGGTCTGCAACTTCTCTTTGTGTAGCCATACAGTGCGTTAATTACCTAATTAAATATTGACTGTCGCTAAGAAAATATCGAGCTGTCCAATTACC